CTCCTTGATACTTGTGAGGTTTATATTCTTCTATGCTTAGAGCTAGGCCCATAGGTCTTATGTAGTTAGCCTTAAGATCGTTTACTATGACCTGTTGGGCAGCAGTACACTCTGCCTTGATCTTGTGGAAGTCCCACTTAGCGTGCATAGCCAAGATCCTATCAAAGTATTCCGAGATTTGATCTGATTTAAACCTGTCTATGTCCAGTATATAATAATTATTAAGATAGTCTACGCCTACGATTACTATTGCAGAGAAGTCCGAAGACTTCTTCTTGGTATATGCAAAGTCTATCGCTGCGAAGACATTTAGGCGTCTATCCTTTAGATACCATACACCACCTTGGTTCTTAAGGAAGACTTTGTCGTAGTACTGGAAACAATCCCTGTCTATTGCCTGGGAGTCTCCGGAGTTAGGATCGTTGTAATATTGAGCTCGGAACTGGACTTGATCTAGATATTGAGCTTTCTTAGTAGCTAAGATTTTCGAGTCGAACCCGAACCACTTACCGTCTTTCCTCTGTTGCCTAGGCCAAAGGAATTGGCCATAGCCGTCCCCACGATCTTCGACCTGTCTCTCAAACACTTCATACAGGTCAGTCTCTTGAATAAGCTCGCCTTTTTCATTGTATTCCTGAACCTTCTTTTCTAATAGGGTATTGTATAGATCCTTAGGATGATACCGAGTACCTACAATTACTTGTCTCGCATTAGTCCCTTCAATCGACGCAAGGAGAGAGTATTGTTGAGTAGTCTTCTCCCGTCCTTCTTCTGTGTAGGCATTCTCCATGACGACAACGTCATCCATAATCGACAGGTCGCAATGTAGACCAGTAATACTAGTCGTGAGACCAGCAGTAAAAACTGTAGGATCGCGTACATTCTCTTCTCTACGCAGAGGGTGGTCCACTGAGATTTCAGTCTCAGACCACTTCTCCCTCTTAGCATCATCTGCATTGACCATCTCAGGCCAGAACAGGCGGTATATATCTGAGATTAATATATCTTTAATAAACTTAAGTTGTTTAGTAGCCAGGTTACTTGTAGAAGAGATATATAGGATTCTTATAGCAGGGTTCCTGGTTATCTCCCAGGCAGCCCTATAACCACCTGCTACAGTGCTCTTCTGGTGATCTCTAGGCAGGAGGATAAGTTGGTGGGATTTAGCCTCCTCCCTAGTCATCCACTTGATTAACTCAGAGTGGACAGATCCTAAGACGCGGTTAGGGTGGACGAGCCGTATGAACGTCTCTAAATCCGCCTCTGCCGCTGCCTTAGTCTCTTCGAATATTGTCATTTCTTTTCTAGGGCACCGTTAATCTTAGCGCCATCTGCAATACCATCTCTAGCAGCATTACGCACACGCATCAACCAAATATCGTCTCTAATCTCTTGAAAGCGTTTGTCATCGTGTTCTTCATGATACTCTAGTTTCTTAATAATCTCTTCAGACTTTTGATATACTAAGACTTTAGCAGAAGAGAATTGTTTCTGCATCCACCAGGCTAGCCCCCATACTCCGCCTACGCTTCCGAAGAAGGCAGCGCTCAATATGGCTACTAAAGTTAGCATATCGGAGAAGGACATTTGTTATGCCGTCACCGTGATGGTGAACTCTTGCTCGTCAAAGAGGCCGCCGGGGTCGGTGGCGCGGACGGTGAATGCGTACGGGCTACCACCGGCCAACAGATCATCGGTACATGTCACAACGCCAGCCGCGTCTATCGCGAAATTGCCGCCGTCATCGTCCGGCAGAGTGAACGTCAACGGGTTGCCTTCCGCATCGGACGTTTCAACCGTAACGATTGTTGATGCGTTTGTCGTTTCAGCCTCGGTGAGCTCCGGCGTCGTATCGGCGTTGGTGATGCTCGGCGCGGTATTCGTGACGCCGGTCTCGCTCAGCGCCGAGAGGCCGGTGGTGGAGGGCAGAGGGTCGTGGATGGTGATGGATTGGAGGCTATTACCAACACCAAAACTGATTGGGCAGGCTACAAATGGATGAGCTTCTGGACGGTCACTGCTATCTACGGCACTCGTCACGGCATCAACGCCGTTGCAGGCTATGTCTGCTCTATTGCTCACTATAGTGATGGCGAGACAGTTAACGGCAGTGTTGTCGTTGAGAAAGTTGACCGCATCTGTAGTCAGTATATCGAGTGGACCACCGCTGCTTTTGAGACCAACTTGGTAGCCAGTAATGCCGCCACTGTTAACAAAGATTGCCTCCCCGTCTGCGGCCGTCAAACCTAATGCGAATGACCCAATACCACTGCCGATCATACGCTCGACAATGGTTGCCCCCGCAAGCATCCTAGTACGCGCCAAACCCACCAATGCTGGGAAATTCCCCAACACATTGTCCCCGAAAGCCAACCCGTTCGGACCAAGCAGAGTTGGGTCGTAATAAGACAGACCAACTGCATTCTCCGTGTTCGGATCACTACCGAGCAGCGTGTCCACCGCCACCACGCCGACGCCATCAACATAGGCGGCGTCGAGTTCGTTAAAGGCGCGCACAAGGTCGATGTGTATCTTTGCGTTCTCCGGCACCCACTCAGGGACCTCTCCTTCAGGCTCAGGGTCTGTCGGAGGATCGGGAGTTTCAATTACTTCTGCATCACCTAGGCTTCCAGATATAACTGTAACCTTCTGCATAGTAGGGTGGGCAAATGGAGCTATTTGGACGTATAGAGCCCCTTCAGGGGATATCCTAGGTATTGGATACGCAGCCTCTGCATGAATTACGTTTAGAGCTCCACAAGAATGGTATGCTCCACATGGAGTACCAGGCGTAGCTACAACTACGTTTAGGGAGCCATTTAGGGCTAACAAACCTGTACGGGAAGTACCATCAACGACAGTTACATTCCAAGATCTATTTGCAGCTACTTTACTCATTCTTTATCCTAGTGTAAGCTTCTTCAATCAGCCTATCATGGTCTTTTAAGCGAGATGCCTCGAAGGCTATAGCGTCCTTAGAAGGTCTACCTACCTTGGGTTTCTTCCAAGGTTCTTCTAGTAAATATTTATTAGCAGCTAGGTAATCCTTAGATTCAGGATTTCTGGCTATCTCTTGTATTCGCCTTAGATACACAGAGGGGTCCTCAGATGTCATCTAGCCCTGCATTCTTAGATAGATTGCCAGGAGGTTCAATAGCCTTAAGGGCCATCTGTTCCTCTAGAGTCTTAGTAGGTTTACGATACTGAAGATTAGGGCCTTCTTCTCGTCTATCTTCTATGTTAGAACTAGGTATTAAATGTTCATCCTGCATAACCGCATATTATATACTATTTCCAGTTAAATGTCAAGTTAATTCATATCTCCTGATCTAGACACAAAAATACCCCTGATCTCCTATTACAGAGACCAGGGGTTCTGAGTTAAACCTGGGCAGTCAGTACCCTCACCTTGTCCCAGATAGCCTTTGTAAGGTCTGTCACCCTTGTGAAGGAGGCGGGGCAGACAGTAGGTTATTAGTTATACGTCTTGGCCTCGAACTCTCTAACAGCCTTGAGACCTTCGGCAGGATCCAGGATGGCCACAATATCCTGAGTATCCGCATAATCCTTGAGCATCTTGGAATAGAAGGCGTCGTAGCCATCCTTATCCCGGACCTTGTTAGGATCACGCCACCGGATGTTATCCAACGGACCGTCATAACAATCGTCCTCAAGTCTCTCGCGAAGGACGAACTTGCCTTCCTGAATTCGCTTCACCAGTTCCTTCGAAGTAGCAGGAAGCTCATCGTCCCTAAGACCGAAGTGACGCTCAGCATCACAGACCTTGTTAGACTCGATACGGTTGAGACGAAACATCAAATGATCCCGCTTGTTATCGTTCTCGGTATGCATGTTAGTTTCCTTTCTTTCTTCTTGTTTGGGCTTGCATTGCAATTGCCCTAAAGAATTATAAGGGATAGCATCAATATCAAAATTAATCCTTAACATATACTCTACCTTTTCATTTCTTTTAGCATTCTTGGACTTTAAAGAATAGTCTGTAATTACTAGATTCCAGAACTCTTCACGATAAGACGAGAAAAGACCTTCTGAACTAAAATCTTTACGATCCAGAAGTCTTTCTTCCAAACCGTAACCATACTTCTGATTTACAAAGGCAACAGCTTGTTGGTGATCCATCGAATACTCCTAAAAGAAAAGAGGTAGGCTTTTACACCTACCTCTTTCCAGCCCGCATCGGACGACTATTCAGGCAGTTGAGAGAATCCAATCCCTAGGACTGCCAGAGGCATTACGAGGGGTTGTGCTACAAATAGGCAGACACAGGCAGCGATTACGCATATCCATGCCCCTACAATTTTAATTAGCTTAGTGACCTGAGACATTAGTGAACCGTCACAGGCTTGTCCTCTGCGCCGGTGTCTTCGGCGGTTTGGACGGTGACTTCGACTTCCCCTGGCTTCGGCTCTTCACCGGGCTTTGCTTTCCGGGCGAGGAAGTGTGGGATTTCTGGGTTCGTGGTTTCCACAATCCCAGTGTCAGTATTCTTTTCCATTGCATTTTCCTTTGCTTTCTTACATTAATAAGTTAATAACTTGATCTACGTTTACGTTTAGGTTGTCTACGCCTATTTGTTGAGCGAGACACAACCCTGGTTGGGACACCTGCCAGACTACCTGTACGGTGTGATCCGAGATGATCGACTTCTTTTCCATCCCCTTTACGCACAAGACCTTTACGCTCAGCAGCTGTACGAGATTTATTACGCTGAACACGCCGACGCACTTGATCAGGTCGGTTTTCATATTCAGTCTCCGCGGCGTAGTTGCGGTTGGGGTGTTTCTTCTTGTATCCTTTAGGCCATCTGGGCATGTATCATTTTAGTGCAAGGTCTGGTCTACTTGCCTATTAACCTCCTGTGGTTTGATTATGAATTTAACTGGGATTTGTTCTGGAAGACCATTAAGAAAGACAATGTCTACATCTTCATGGTCATAAATGAATGAGTGTCCTCTAAGGACCTGCGTTTCTAGAGCAGACTTTAGATTAGACAAGGAAATGGTGGTCTCGATCTCGCGCAATTCGGAGTTCATCTTCCGTCTCCCTTTCTTTGAGGGCTTCTCGCTTGAGGCGTACCTTACTCTTTTCCTTTTTTGGAACTTGTTTCTCATCGAATTCTTTTCTTTTGAGCGCTAGTCTCTGCGCTCTAGAGGTAGGGTGTATCATAAAGGTTCAGGCTCTGGTAGTTTAATGAAGCCTTCTTCTACTAGAAGGTAGAGTAAGTCAGCTTCCTCCATCTCGTTAAGCTCTAGAATAGTCTCTAACGAATAAGTATCTAGTATACGTTCTATGTCTTCAATAGTATACAAATAAAAGTATTGCCATTACTGATATGGCCATGCAAGTACTTCCGTACACAAGACCAAGGATGAAAGCGTCGTGTTGCTGTTCTTTCATCTTATGCTTAAACGCTCTAACTTCTGATAAATAGTCTCTATTATCATATACCATTTAACCAATCCTCAGGAATTGAACCCCAAGCATACTTGAACCCGTACTTCTGAGCCCACTTACAGTACTTGGCGTTATACGAATAAAATAGAATTCTAATGTCTTTCTCGGGATGTAGCTTCTTAACAGCTGCCATCTTAGCCTTGTGCTCAGGTCTAAAGTAACCCTTGCATTCTATGTATATCTTGCCCAGAGGGGTATCTATTACGAAGTCTGGGATGTAGTGCCTAGCTAAGATGTACGGTATCTTCTCAGACTCGTACTTAAACTTAATCTTAGCTAACTTTAACTGTTGTTCGATCCTAGTCTCGAACTTATTCTTGGTCTTCGTCTTCAATAAAGCCTGTCTTGAAATTCTTCATCTTATGACCGTTCTGATCTTTAATATCTCTCTCTTTAAGGAGAGGGCAGTTCTCGGTACCACATTCATTTACGTATTCGTCGGTATCTGTATTATAGCATCCACATGCTATAATAATCTGTTTAATTATTCTCTTCACATATATTCTTTCCTTAGCGTCCCAATCAACCGACTGGATGCCCATGGCGATCAACCTCCATAACGTCAGGTTTTTGCTTAACTTCTGTTAAGTAGACTGGTCCGTTTGCGTAGATGAAGGTTCTAAGTCCAGGGAAACACTCAAATTTGTACGGGCTATAGCTTGCTCTAACGCCCAGCTTATAGTTTCCTGACTTACCAAAGGGTACTGTTGTACAAGTACACTTCGGAGGTCGAGCAGCAGAGACGATAGTTTTATAATCTCCGATGCGTTTTCTAATGTGTTCTTCGCGGTAATCATGTTCATATAATACCATATGTCCTAGTACTTTGTCAATAGCTAATATGTAAGCTTTGTCTTTTACCCGAACAAGAGGATCTTGCTGGCTGCCACAAAGGTAGCCGTCCAACTGTTCCAGATAGCCAAAGCTGTCATCGTCCCGAATTGTACGTTCCTTAAACTTTTGAAAAGAATAGCTTGAACAAGACTTAACGTCAAGTAGGCACCCGTCAATGACACAATCACGATGCCCGACGATACCATCGACCCTAAGTTCATCTTGCTCTCCTGTGACTTCGTGTCCAGCAGCCTTAGCTAGGAGAATAGCGAGAGCCTCTAAGACATGACCGTAACTATACTTGATCATAGCCTGGGGAGGCAGAGGCTCTGCTAATTCTCGTTGATGGATTGAATACCATAGAGCACGCTCACACTTAGGACCCATCTGGGATAGACGCAGAGTAGGTCTGTCAGTGTTAGTGTTCAAGTGTAGTTGTAAGCGTTGAGAGACATCTTCTGCAAAGACAGATGCTAATAAAGGGTTGAACCACCCATCTTTCTTGCCCACTAACTGGTAGATGTCTGGGACCAGCGTGTATATACTTTTTACCATTTAAAGTTTACGAGAGCTTCCTTCAACAGGCTAAGCCAATACAAGTTGGCCATTCCCACGGGGACCCCGAACAGCATTACAAAGACAAAGACTTGCGCCAGAGTGAATGTAATGGGTTTAGGAGCGCTCTTCTCCTTGTTCTTCTTTTCTTCTTCTTCTTTCCTACGTGCGTCTCGGAGTTTCTTCTTCTCTAGGTGTCTCAAAATCTTGACTACCTTATCCGAGGCGTCGGGAGGACATGGAATATAGTGCATCTGAGGCGATCCATAAGGTGGCATACCGCCATACATGCCGTAAGGTCCGTACATTGTTCTTCTCCTTGTCTATGGAACCTACTCAGCACTTAAAGGGATTAAAGCTCCCCGGACTGTTGCAAGCCGAAGTCCTCAGACTATCTGGCTAGCGTCTCGTCCTAGTAGGGGAGCAGAAGAGATTTCAGTCGTGTTGAAATTACGACCTACTCAAACCTCTGTTTCCTCTTAAGGTGGAATCTCCGGGTGACGGGAGAGTAGAGTGGTTTTGAAGTATGCCATGGCTGTCTTCCCTCTTCTAGAGTAGATCACTTCCGACCTTACACACGCTCATGAGACGTGCTTAGGGGCTGTGACGGGACAACTAGGACATGCTCCTTTCTATGAGTTGGTGGGTTTCTGACATTAGGCTTACGTCCCGCTAGGCGGATGCGCCAAACCTTTCGTGCTATAGTGTCCTTTTCAGAATCACGGTCTTACGAGTCAGTAGACCTTGGTAAGGGTCTAGTATCACCTGCAAGACAGCAGACTACTAGGATGGGACTGCTCATTCGAACATTCACCCTGTCTTCACAGCGATGACGTTCTATGTCGGTTCTGAACTACGTCCTCTGACCCTCAGGCATCTGTTCACCACAGATTACGAGTGTTCAGTCTTCCAGCTTCCTACCTTCTGACATTAGGCTCAAGCAACCACCTCCCAGTAGACAGCTGGGCGCTTCGCGGAGCCGCATGGGCTGATCTAGATGAATTTTGCCATTGCCAGATACTAGTCTATATCCTGCCTTCAGGGGGCAGGCTATAGCAAAGCCTCAGTTCTCTCCTCTTATCGAGCCTTGTAAGCGTTTGCCAATTTCGCCACCCAGTTCCAACCGGGGGAGGATTCGAACCTCCAAGTCCAACCCTCATCTACATACAATTCTG